AATAATATATGTATAAAGTGTTTCACTTAATATAATATTAACTGTTTGTGTTTCATTAACTTCAATAACATTGGATTGCGTAATATAATCTGTTTTAGAAACTGTATATCTAACTTTTGTACCTGGACTTACTGTAATGCTATTACCAACTTGTTCAAAATCAAATGGATTTGCGCCTTCAACTTCTAATTCAACTGTAGCCGTATCTGGTGATGGATTAATTGTTAATATAACTGTGTTTGAAGTCATATTTGTACAATCTAAAATCCAATCTTCATTTGCTCTATAATAATCAATATATTTTGATTCATCACTAAATGTTACAACATAAGGAACTAAACTTCCTTTAATAACATCCACTTTAGTATTAGATGAATCTCCTTCTGGTAAAAACCAATCAATAGATGCACCAGTTGGTAATCCAACACATTGTAATGTTACGAAGGAAGCAAATGACATCAGTACATCATATAATTTAAGAGTTGGATAATCATAACCTTCCCATACAAGTTTATTATCAATTTTAATATAGCAATCAGATAAATCAACACTTCCATGAAGATACTGCCAAATTGCAGGAGATACACTAGTATTATAATGTGTCCCTATATAAAAAGGATGTGTTATAGCGTACATTGGGGTAGATGAAGAAATAGTGCCTTGAGATGTCCAATCTATTCCATTTGTTGACAAATCTAAATAGTATGTGTTATTTTTCCATCCAGTGCGAGCCCAGTAATCTGTATCTGCTGTTAATGTGCTGCCAATAATATTTCCTATATTCCAGCTACTACCATTAGAAGAAAATTCATTTTTAATTTTACCTGCAGATACATGTAAATTAAACCCTTCGCATTGATTATTTCCTAATAGAGCTTGCCATCCAGATGTTAATATATCTGACAACTTAAATTTAATAACAGCTTCCCATTCTTTATTATTTGGATTAAGGGTTTGTAAAAGTTTAAAATAATCATTAGTACTAAATCCGCTAATTACACCATTATTATTGGTTAATGTTCCAACAATTTCACCATTAATAATTTTGTTCGGATATTTTTCATTAATATAATTATATGCTTCTTCATAATTTGATTCAAAATCAATTATGAAGTTATCATCGGTTTCAACTGTTTTTAAGTTTTTACCTACTGATATTGGCATAACTTATCCTTTAATAGCATTTAATAAATCTGCCATTGAAACTAATTGGTTACTAGAATCTGGTGAAACAGCTGTAAATACCTTATCAGCAGCAGAATCTCTTGTATAAGTATATAATCCATCAGTTATTGTATTATTATTCATATTAACTGCTGTAATTGTTGATACTGGTTCAAGATTTTCATCAGCATATGTATGATAACCTGTTTGAGGAGATGGTATTGTATAAACTGTATGCACATCTTCTGTTACTGAACCTGTCCAATATGCTGCTGATGAATAAGAAGTGTTATTAATTGCCATACCATAAACTTTTGAAATTCCACCAGATGTTGTTAATTGTGTTTGTGTTCCTGTAAGATTGCAATAAACATTACCATTATTAACACCAATTGAATTAGTATCATATCCAGAAATATCTGACCATGTAGTATCTGTACCTATTTGAGTTAAAACAGGATTAGAATAATTTGTTGTACAAGTATATAATTTACCTGTTTCAGTAATACACATATTATATGATATTTTTTTCCATGTTTCTGTATTATTAACTAAGTTTACACCAGTATTATTTACAATATATAAATTTCCATTTTTAATTGCATAAGCAATAGTTCCACTAAGAACAGTTTTTACAGAAGTCCATCCAGTTTCTGATGATATTTCATTGATAACACCAGAAAATGATATAGCATAAAGTTTTCCATCTTTAATTCCAAACAAATATGAATATGATGATGAAATTGAACCTGTTATATGAGTCCAAACTCCTGATGAATCTATTAATGAATGAGTTCCATCGTAAATCATATATAAATTATCATTTTTAATACCAAGTGATTTCCAACCACTATTAGGAATTAAAGATAATTTTTGCCATCCCCCAGAATCTTTTAAGGTTATTGTTGAATAATTTATATAATACAAATCACCATTATTAATAGCATAAGTATTGTTATTAGAATCCAAACCAGCGATATATGTCCATGTAGTATCTGTACCTATTTGTTCTCTTGTAAATGTATTATTTGATTGATAATATCTATATAATTTTCCATCACATATCATATAGTTACTGCGGGAAAATGCTTCCTCACTCATTATAACCTCAGTTGCAGGAAAAGCGTCTGATGTGAAAAAAGAACCACCATAATATCCAATATTATAAGCATTACCAGCACCATTTACATTTCTATATGTCCAAGCATATGCTCTATTCAAACGATTATAAACATTACTCATTGACATATTACCTGAAGAATATTCATCATCAGTAATATAATATAGCCAATCGTTATGAATTTCTTGCAAAGCATCATATTCATTTTTTGTACCAACCCAGTTATAAATTGTTCCTGAGTTTTGGTTTATAACGCCGCTGGCTTGTAATTTATCGGAAGCATTTAAGGTAATTGTTACATCGTCAATATCATCAGAAGTAATTCCACCAGCACTACCAATTTGAATCAAATCAGTACCGTTCCAAGCATATGTAGAATTATCTGTTTTATCAATATATAAATCGTCAGAGCTTGGAGAAATAGAATTTGTCCAAGTACTTCCATCCCAAGTATAAATTAATTTTGTAAGTGAATTATAATATCTATCATTTACTGTAGCAGATGCTGGAGCAGTATCAGCATTTAACCAAGTATTTGTTTCTGATTCTTCAACAAAGTATAATTCATCATTATTTTTTGTTGTTGCATCATATTGTGTTCTTGTTAACACATTAATTTTTAATTTGTCTGTTGAAACATCGGTTGTCATAGTTATAATCCTTAAACACTTATATAGAATTATTTATTGCTATATATTCATCTATTCCAATCAGTAATTACCTAATATATAATTCTATATAAGGAGCTGCTTTGACTGGTTCTTCAACTGAAGTGGTTGAATCAACAGAAGAATCATAAAATTATCGTATGTATCCCTTTGCTTCCCAATCTCCTCCACCTGAGGAACTTAAATATAATTTACAAGATTCAGTAGTTTTATTTCCATAACCATATGGTCCAGAACCAGTTGCTTCTCTTGTCCATGTAAGATTATATAAGGTGTTTGCAAATGGTATTATAAAATTAATAGTAAAACTAGATGCACCAGTGACATATCCGCCTTGTTCAATCCAACCAGATTTATATAATCTATACCATCTTGGGTCTTCAGCTGTTGGTTTTTTATAAGAGACAACAAAGTCATTATTACCATAATCTACTGAATGATAAACAGGTTTTGGCTCCCAATATGTAATACCAGCTGTTCCACTATTAGCCATACCAACAACACAACAATATTTGTGTAATTCATCATTTGGTCTTCTAAAACAATTTTCATTTTCATCATAATATGTTTCAGAAGCACTTGTTCTTTGTAATGTTAATTGATTATTTTCATATTCAATAACAGCATAACTATTAATCGCATTAATAAATTCTGCAGCTGTACCATTTATAATTACATTTTCAATAGCAAATGGAATACTATTTAATGTGCCATCTGAATTTTTGCCATTAGCAATTATTCCCTTAACGCCTGGAAGAGCAAAAACTTTTGAACCAATATATCCAAATCCATTAAATACTTTGTCTATTCTTACTATTCCAACATTTATGGTAGATGATGATAGGCAAATAGGTAAACTACATGGAGTCCATGATACTTGAGTATCGTGACTGACTTTAATTATATTAGTATTTGTATCATACCAAAGATAATCAACAGTTCCTGAAAATATGTTTGGAGGGGTTGTTCCACTAGTTGCATTTGATCCTTGAATATATACACCGAGCGTTCCGTTATCATATACTGTTATCAATCTTGAATCTGTTGACCCATCCCAATCAGTTATTGCATCATTTGACAATATTAATGGTTCATATCCGTTTCCATTATTAATATAAACTTTACTTCCTGCTTTTAATGTAAGAGTACCATCATTTAATTCAACATTAATATCTTGCGGAATTTCTGTAATACAGTTTGATACATTATTGCTCCAATTTGCAATGTTTTTTCCTTCAATAGTAAGATTATCCATTGTTGTATTAGCTTTACCATCAAGAGCATCTTGTGTAACATGAGATACATCATAATCACCTACATAGAAATACAAATACATTTGCGTAGCAGGTGCTTGTACTGTTGTAGAATTACCATAAATTGAATTTGATTCTGATGCATCAATTTTTTCTTTAATGATATAATGTTGTCCAGATGTAAAACCAAAGGATTGATCGCCAATAACATAAGATGAACTTAATGCACCTGATCCTCCTGTTTCCCCCGAAGTATTGGTTAAAGAACCTCTTACTTCACCAACAATATTAGGTAATCCTGGTTGTACATAATTACCAACACCATCTCTATACCCAACAAAACCAAATTTTGTTCTTGGTAATTTAAATCTCTTATTTGTTGTATCTATAATATAATACCAAGCTATTCCTGTTTCATTATAAATGCTTTGAACAATACTTTCCATATTTGATAATACGACTTTATGACCATCAGTAGAAGGATAATATGTGATTGTGTAAGAGCCAATAGTTTCAGATGTTGGAGTAATTTCTGTAATATCAGCTTCTAGATGATTGTATGCAGCAACATATACATCACCATTATGCCAAGAAAATGTATCACTTCTTAGCCAACTCATTTCATTTAAGATATGGTCAGTCCATTTGAAGTCAAATAAACTATGAGCATTTGCTATAGTATTTGTTCCAACCCCTGATAATAATTGTGTGCCTAAATATGTGCTCATAATTTCTCCTTAAGTTTGTGCTGCCATCCCCTCAACTTTCCAATCACCACCATTTGGACTTGTATTTCTCATAGTACAACCTGTTGTAGTTTTATTAAATCCAAAATCACTCCAGTATATCATTGAATCAATATTCATATGTGGGAAAAATTCTAATGTATAATTTGTATCTATCATTTCTTTTATATATGTTAATGTACCAGAAGCAGTATAAGGACCACCTTGTTCAATCCATCCACTTTTATACAATCTATACCATGTGTAATTATTTTCAGCAGTTGGTGTTTGCCATTCAATAACATAGTCAATATCTGCTTGACTTTTACCAGAAGGTAAATCGACCTTTTGTTGTAATGCATTTGATAATTGGTTTACATCTATTTGATTGCTCATATTCTATCCTTACTCTGTTGCTGCCATACCTTTTGCTATCCAGCACGCACCATTTCCACTATATGACCCACCAGCATAATCACAATATAATCTTGCTTGTGTTGTTGATGTTCTAACTATTGAAAGTTCATATTCTGCTTCTGGTGAATCAAAAATTTCATTTCCAACAATTGTATAATTAGTATCCATAAATGCTTTTGGAAATGTTACTGTTTCATCCCTTGAAGTTGTTTTTCCGCCTTGTTCAATCCATCCACTTTTATATAATCTATACCACTTATAGTCATTATTTGGGTCAGGTGCTTGCCATTCAATTACAACATCTGCACCAGAATTGGTATCAACATTGCGACAATCTCTATCAACTTTGTCGTTTAATGCTTCTAAAATCATTCCTGTGTTAATTGCATCTGCCATTTATGCTGTCCTTTTCCAAATATTTACTACAAAAGCTGCTGGTTGAACTGTATCTGCATTTCCATAAATGGAATTACTACGAGATGCATCAAATGAATAATTTGCTATAAAACGTGTTGAAGAGGTTGTTTCATTTTGCATAACATTCCATCTTGATACTTGCGCCAATGGTCCATCAAAAACTGGATCGGATGTTAAACCACCATTTGAATATGTAATATTAGGTAATCCTGCTTCAATAGTTTCTCCAGCAGAATGGTCTTCATCAGCACCTTGTAAAACTCTTCCAGATGAAACTTTTTCCCAAGTTCCAAATAAAGCAGACATTGGGCAAATTTCCATTGTTCCAATATAAATTGCACCAACTGGATACATTGTTTCCAATAAACTTTGTAAATCATTTCCATCATTAGTTATGCTATAAACAGTATTTGGGTCTTTTTCTTCAATTAAATCATATTCAGCTCTTGTACCAGTCCAAAATTTAATAGGGTCACCATTAGGATTTTGGTTAATTATTTGCTCACCATCTAAACCGTCAATTTTAACTGCATATAATTCATCATCATGTATTTCTTCAAGATTATCATATCTTTCTTTTGACATGAAATTGATGTTTGTTAAATTACTTGTGGTACTACTCATAACGTAAAATCCTTATATAGAATTATTTATTATGTATTAATCAATCCAAATTCCTCAAATAAGATGGTAATAAATATCTTTATAATGTATTAAAGGAATAATTATGCCAGTAATTCAAGGTTATACAACACAAAATGGTAGTTTTGAAATATTAACAGACAAAGATATTGTAAAACATGATTTGTTAATGGAAATTTATACCTGTAAAGGTGATTGTGATTGGGACCCAAACTTTGGTACAACAATTCAAGACCAAATTTTTCAATATAAAACAGATGAAGTAAAAAATACTATTATTGACGAATTAAAACAAGTTGTTGATAATTCGGCATTTTTGGCATTACAAGATATTACAACAGAAGAACTTGAAAAAGGTTGGATTTTTAACCTTGTTGTAAGTTATATGGGGGAAGTTCCTGAAGAATGGCAAGTGCCTATTACAGAAGAATCAGTTAAAGAGTTTAAATCAACTGGTCGTTTTCCATTAAATAAGGGTTAAGTACATGAAAATAAAGAATTTTATAATAGAAACAGATAAAAAACTTAAAAAACATTCATATAATGGCCGCACAATTATGGAAGAATTAGATAATTCATCTGAGGTAGTTGACATTAAAGAATTAGCTAAACGTTCATATAGAATGATTCCACCAAAAGCAATTATAAATGAAAAAGGTGCAACATTATATCAAAAGAAAAATAAGGGTGGAATAGAAGAATTACGGAATTTAAAACCTGGTGATATTATTTTGCTTACACGCCCATTGGTACCAAAATTGTATGTTTATTATCCAACAGATGATAATGATAAACTTGCTCTTGAAGAATATAGAGATTATCATGGCGATATAATGAGATTAACTTTCTTTTATGACCCATCATATTTCTATGGAATTTGGGAAAATGTAGTATTATATACAGAAGATTCTTCTGAAATGCCAAAAACAGATGGTTCTGATTTTGATGAACAATTAGATGAAGCAGCTTCAAGAAAAGGCACATATTTAAGATTAGACGGGGTAGTTTATCATAAAGTTGATTCTAATAACATTTATGATTCTGAAGAATTGGTTGCGTTATGCGAGCCAAACAAAACCCTCATTACAGTGGTTGGTGGCGGAATATTGACAAATGGTAAATATATTGTTTTAAATAAAGAAAAATCTCAAAGAACAAGTACTATTTGGCTTACTATAAGAAAATCAACATCTAGAATATCAAAAATCTATGATGTAAATCAAATATATTATATGATTCAAAATGAATACGCATATTTATGGAAGCCAGCTACTGATGTAAGTACTATGAATCAACCATTACCATCAGATGGCTCTGATTTTGATGAAATGCTAGATGAATCAACTACTACTTTTTTGGGAATTAAAGAAGAATTTAATGAATGTAAAAACCTTAAAGGAAAAGATTTAGAAACCTTAAAAGAAGGTATGAGAATTGTTGGAAAGAAAACAATGACAATTCTTAATAAAAAAGGTAACTATTACAATGTTTTATCTGAAAGTAAGAAATACAAATATGATATAGATAATTTAAAATATGATTACACTCATAAGAAAGTTAAAATTTTTGAGTCAAACAATACATACAAATATAATGGAAAAAGTTATAATAGAGTTCCGATAAATGATTTGTTATCTGCTGATTTAAAAGATTTTATTATTGAAGGTGAAACAATAATAATTGATGTAAAGAAAAAAGATTATAACAAATATTTGATTGAACAATCTATGAGATTTGAAGAAGTAATTATGAATGTATTTCTTGCCCCCTTAACTGCAGATGAATCAAAAATTGTAACATATTCTGAGTTAGAAAAAAATATTATGGACAATAAATTAGAATTATGGTTACCAAATGATAAAATACAAAAAATATTAGGATATGATGATTCAAAACCACTTGAAAAAACAGGTGAAGAATTTAATGAGGATTAAAGATGTTACATAAGAACTTAACTTTGTTGCCTAATATGTCAGGAAAGGTTTCATTTGAAGGTGAACCTGTTAAAGCAATTGGATATTATAGTAATTCTACTAATAAAAGATTGAATACAATTAGCATTCATACACTATCTTTTACAGGAAGAATTTACATTTATGGAACATTAAAAATTGAGCCAGAAAAAGAATCGGATTGGGCAGTTATTCCTATTGGATGCTTAGGTGAAGAATTTATAGAATTTAATCATTATGGTAATGTTCATGCAATCAGAGAAAACACTTATGTCAATATTAAGGGTGGATATACTTGGTTAAAAGCAAAAATGGATAGAGATTATTTGAATTGTATCAAAACCCCTGTTCCAATTGATTATAGACAACCTCATAGAGTTGGCGCTGAAAATGTTGGTGACCATGTTACATTTAATAATAAAGTTGAAAAAGTAATCCCTGAACCAAGTGCTGATTTGAGATTATGTGGTAATATTGAATGTATTAAATTAACATATTAGAGGATTATAAATAGAAGAAAGGATTAAAAATGCCAGTAAATGTTGATAAAAATTTAGCAATTAAAAATAATACTTTAGAAGCAACTTATAATGAGTTATTTAAGAAGCTCAATGTTGCATATGGTTGGACACATACTCAAACAACTTCT